GGAAAGCAGATCTTTTTCAGCAAGAGGCCAAAGAAATTACAGATAAACTATTGACATTCTTATATCAATAGATTATAATATAATTTGAGACGGTGGGAATAGACCATGACGGCGAGATGGAATCACGGAGTTAATAGCTCTACCATTTAGGACCCACGACGGTTACTGAGTTCGGGAGCAACTCCTGAAGCACCGACCGATATACCGAGCGACGTAAGTTTCGAGGTATGTCAACTGAGTGTGGACGAAACGCCAAAGAACCGACCACTGTCTCCTCTTTTTTGAATGGATTTTATATTATGGGATTAGTACGTGGAATGTCAACGCTTAACACTCGTAAGCGTAAAGTAAAAATCACAAAGGCCAAGTTAGCTCAATACGAGCTTGATTGGCGCGCACACAATCGTACCATGAAATCAAAAGGTCTTCATGAGTTGCGATACGAAACCTTGGATGAATATATAAATTACTGTTTAGGTAAAACAAAAATCACCAAGGAGTTCAAACCTTACAAACCAAACACTTCTTATCAAAGAACCACTCCAAACTATCCTAGTATGGAAATATCTTCTAGGTCAGGTGGTAGTGGAACTAAGAAAGAATCACCTAAATATACAGGAACACTGATTAAAGGTATTGCTACAATGCATAAATCAAATGCAGTTCCTATAATTAACCAAAAACAAGCTGAAGAAATATCTAGGATGGCAAGATGACACTATATTACGACTTTAACTTTGAAATCGACCGTGAAGGATTAAGGTTAACCGATAAACACAGAGAAGATAAAGACTTTAATCAAGTCGACATCGACAGGACTCCATTAAAAGTTGGAGATACATTTGTTTTAGAATTAGACGTGGATCGCTGTATGTTCTTTCGTAGGACAGGCAATCAATTTACAGACGATAAACAATTGGAGTTAAATTTTGAGTAAGAACGATATCACAGGAGATAACCTAACAAGTAAAGCTCCAAACAAAGCGTATGACGATGGTTGGGATCGTATCTTTGGTAAAAAGAAAAAAGAATTAAAGCCGTATAGCAATGATGGCAATAGTGCTGAACATGTTGAGGTACGAGCTAATTGGTACGGAGAGGCTGATGTTGATGAAGATGCAGAATTAAGTTCTGAGTTTGCTCATCCTGCTTATACAAGATACCCTCATCTTAAAGACCAAAAGATGAAACAAAAAGCAATGACTGAATTAAATTATGATGGCAACGAAGATCGTGGTCGTTACGGAGAAGATGAATCGAATGATTGAACCTTGGAAAATTATACAACAGTTAGAATCTGATAACGGAAAGCTTTTCAAAGAAGACGTTATTAGAGCTAATATTGATAATACGGAATTCGTAGCAGGATTAAGATTAGGACTTGATAATATGGTAACCTTTGGTGTTGCTCAAGTTCCTATTAAAAAGGATCCAACAGGAGAAGGTATTCGTCCTGAAGATTTCGTCAAGGTTGCTTCTCAACTTGAAAATAGAACATTAACAGGTCATGCTGCTCGAGATGCTATTCTTGTATTAATGGCAAAAGCAACACAAGAACAATGGAATGATTGGTATCGTAGAATCTTAATTAAAGACTTTAGAGCAGGTTTCTCTGTAAGTACAGTCAATAAGGCAGCAAAAGGTACCATCCCTGTATTCAAGTGTATGCTTGCCCACAGCGGAGATAACAATCCTAAAAAGATTACAGGAGACTGTGTTGTAGAATATAAGTACGATGGTGTAAGAGCAATCGTAATTGTTAAAAACGATACTGCTACCATTTATTCTCGTAACGGAAAACAATTAACTAACTTTCCACATATAGAAGAAGCATTCAGTCATAAGATGTTTAATAACCTTGTCTTTGATGGTGAAGTAATGTCAGCCGATTTTCAATCACTAATGAAACAAGTACACAGAAAGGAAGGTGCTGAAACTCAAGATGCTTACTTTGCATTATTTGATTTTCTACCTATTGATGAGTTCAGAACAGGAAGTGGTACATTACCTCTTATTAAAAGAAAAGAACTCTTAAAAGGATTTGAACACTCAGAGTATTTTAAAGATTGTATTATTAATACTAAATATCAAGTCATTAACATTGAAGACGATGCTGATAAATTTAAAGAAATTAATAATGAAGCAATTGAAAAAGGTTATGAGGGTATTATGGTCAAACCTATTAACGGAATGTATGAATGTAAACGTTCTTACGGTTGGTTGAAAATGAAACCTTATATTGAAGTTACGCTTAAAGTTATTGATATTGAAGAAGGAACCGGAAAAAATGAAGGAAGTACAGGAGCACTTATCTGTGAAGGCACTGACGAAGGTAAATTTATCAAGGTTAATGTTGGCACAGGTCTTAGCGATGATATGCGGGATGATATTTGGAATAACTCTGACGCTGTACTTGGTCAACTAATTGAAGTAAGGGCTGATGCCATTACAATAAGTCAAGATTCGGAAAATGAATATAGTTTACGCTTTCCGAGATTCAAATGTTTTAGAGGTTTTAAACCAGGAGAAAAACTATGACGCAATATGATGAAGTAGTCGATAAACAAAGGACTATGTTAGAGGCTGAAGAATGGTCAATGAAAGTAAAATCCATTCATGTACATTCTTTTAAATCTATGTACTATGACGACCATCCTGAAGATACAGAGGGTGGAAAAATGGTCACTGATATAGAATATAATTGTGGATTAATTAAAAGGTCTCAAGGTAGTAAATTTATTCGTAACTTTGGAAAAGAACTCAAAGGCGAAGAATTATACGACCTTTATGTAAGACAATGAAAATCTTTAATCAACTCGGATTTTTAGCTTTAGCATTAATAGTAGGAATGGCTTTCGGCACAATGAAAGTCCAAGGTTCAATAGATTATGATTATGTTACTACTCAAGACGAACATTGTATGGCAAAGAATATTTACCACGAATCTCGTTCAGAGAACTTGGCAGGAAAATATGCTGTTGCTGATGTTGTATTGAATCGTGTTCGTGATGATAGATATCCTAATAATATTTGTTCAGTAATATATCAAGGTAAACATAAGCCTTCTTGGAAGGACCCTAATGTTCTTGTACCTATAAGAAATCAATGTCAATTCAGTTGGTATTGTGATGGTAAGTCAGACGACGCTGTAGACGCTGCTGCTTGGAACGATGCATTGTTTATTTCTTATAATATTATAAACAATAATAAGTATCGTGGAATAACCGAAGGAGCAACTCATTATCATACGACTTGGGTAAATCCTTATTGGGCTCCAACATTACAACACATAGGAACTATCGGAAGTCATATATTCTATCGAGCAGAATGAATAAATAACTCTATAAATATATTATGGAGTATATTATGAAATACGCTGGTGTTGACTACAGCTTAAGTAGTCCAGCAATTTGTATACATGAAGGCGAAGAATGGAGTTATGATAACTGCACCTTTCATTATTATGTAAAGCAAAAGAAATTGCTACAAGGAGAGAAAGGTCAGTTTCAAGCAACAATGTATCCTGACAATTGGACAACCGACCAAGAGAGATACGATATGTTAGGTTCATGGTCGCAAGAGAAATGTTTTGAATGTGACTTCGTTGGAATTGAAGGATACGCATTTGGAGCAGTAGGTAGAGTATTTCAAATAGCAGAGAATTGTGGTTTGTTTAAACATAAACTATATGAGAAAGGAATACCTCACGAAGTTTATCCTCCAACAATGATTAAAAAGTTTGGCAGTGGAAAAGGTAACGCAAACAAAGAATTTATGATTGAAGCATTTGAAAAAGAAGTTTCTATTGACATTCGCGAAAAATGTGGTATAATAAACAAATCATGGAATCCTATTACTGATATCGTAGATTCCTACTATATTTGTAAATATGGATTCTATAAACAAAACGGAAAATTAGATGATAGTAATATTTAACGGTCCCCCAGCTTCAGGCAAAGATGAAGCAGCAAGTTTATATAAAGAACAGTTTGGATTTGGCAACCTGTCTTTTAAGTATCAATTGTTTAAAGAAACGATTGCACATTTTGGTGTTGATGAAAATTGGTTCATGGAAGGTTACGAAGATAGAGATATTAAAGAAAAGAAAGAATTTGCTTTAGGCGATAGGTCAAGAAGAGAAGCAATGATTCATGTATCAGAAGATATCATTAAACCTAAAAATGGCAAATCGTTCTTTGGTTGGAAAGTATCAAAAGAAATTGAAGAAGGTGTACATTACGCCGTAGCAGATGGTGGATTTGTTGAAGAACTTGTACCTTTAATTGAAAAGGTTGGTGCAGAGAATATAGTTGTTGTTCAAATTACAAGAGAAGGACATGATTTTTCAACTGATAGTCGTAGATACTTCAATGGTAATCTAATTAAAGAATATGTAATTAATCATCCAACAAAAATAGATAAGACTTTTGTACTTGAACAGAAATTACCAAATATTAACACATATCGTATACATAATAATGGTTCAGTCAGAAACTTTCATAATACACTAACTGAGATTTATAATGAACTTAATGAAGAGTTTAAACTTGATAGCACTAACGGACAAATTACAGAATCTACCGATACCGAACATAATCAATCTTAAAGAATGTCAAGATCGTAAGTCCTGGACAGAATCAGAATTTCTACGACACGGTGTTAATAATATTAAAGTACATTCATACGATCGTTATGAGGAAGGCAAAAGTATTGCTTTCGTAGGTGATCCCAGTGTAGTTAATACTACAACTAAAGGTGTAACTTCCTCACATTTACTTACTATTAAATGGTGGTATGAAAATACAGATGAAGAATACGGTTTATTCTTCGAAGATGATTTAGATTACGAAACAATTCAATATTGGAATTTTACATTAGAAGAATATATTGAAAGATGTAATCAGTGGGATTGGGGAGCATTACATATGTGTAATGTTTTTGAATATCCTTATGATTATCAAAACGAATACATTCCGATGGTACCAAAGCGAAGAGAACTCTGGGACCACGGTTTACAAGCATATGCAATTAAAAGAGAATATGCAGAAAAATTAATAGAATATTATTTTGGAGAATATTCAGATAAGATTCATTATCGTATGCCACTTGGTAGTCCGGTAACAACAGAGAATAATATATTACATGGATTTGGGTTAGTTATTTCCTTTCCTTTATTCAACCATAATGTAACTGACTTTAGGTCTAAGAATATATATTATTATAACGAACAAGCAAGTTCAGCTTTTTATTCCTACGAGTTCTTAGATGGATGGTGGGAAAAGAAAGGTCAGTGGTTATCACTTGATGGCATATTTGATAATGAACGTGAATCACATAAAATTTATGGAGAATTATAATGAGTTGTGTATATAAAGGTGAAGTTGTAGAAACAGAACTGTCTAAGAATTCAAAAGGCGGAACTGAAATGATGAGACAGCGCTTAATTGATAATATTGATAAAGAAGTATTAGAAAAAGTAGCAGTACATTTATCAAGACCAAGAGAATTATACGATGATGTCCCAAATGTACTTTGGTGTCATGACCTCGCAGAAGATCCTGAAAATAAAATCTTAAAAGAAGGTGGTTGGGAAAAATTCCATCACTTTGTATTTGTATCTGCATGGCAGCGTGACCAATACATTGTAAGATTTGGTATTCCTTATTCAAGATGCTCAGTTATTCATAACGCAGTTGAAGTGAAATACAACCCTAAAGAAAAAGATATGGAAACAATTCGTTTCGTCTATCATACAACTCCACATCGTGGATTAGAATTACTTGTTCCTATCTTTGAAACTCTATGCAAAGAATTTGATAATATTCATCTTGACGTATTCTCAGGATTTGAGATTTATGGTTGGGAAGAAAGAAACGAAGCATATAAAGAAATGTTTAAAAGAATTGAAGACCATGAACAAATGACTTATCATGGTGTTAAATCAAATGATGAAGTTCTCGAAGCTTTAGACAAATCTCATATTTTCTTATATCCAAATATTTGGAAAGAAACATCTTGTATTGCATTACTTGAAGCAATTAAATCGCAAATGATTTGTATTCACCCAAATTATGGAGCATTACCTGAGACAGGTGCTAATGCAACAATTATGTATGATTGGAATGAAGATATGAATCATCATGCAAATTATGCTTTTGCTGTGACAAGACAAATACTAACACAAATGAAAAACGATCCCAACTATTTCCATGGATTTACTTTCTCTGATAGATTTAACCTAGCAAGAAACTCAGTTGCTTCATTTGCCACTATGTGGAATACTTTACTAAGGAACATTGGTGATGTCTACCAAAAACAAGGATAACTTAATACCTTTTCCAAATATACATTCAAATCCACCAGTTGACCAAATCAGTGTTTCAGAAAGAATTCGCGAATATAAAGAATCGTATTCTACGGAACTTGCGGAAATTATATGGGAAAATGTATTAGGAGAAATGGCAAGAGCAGGTTGCGACTTTGATGAAAACATGGATAAGTACTTTCCTTCTATGATTCTTATCTTTGAAGCAATTCGTTCTTTACATCTACAAACAATGGGTGAAGAGCATCAATTACAACCATTTGCTGAAAATAATGTTATGATATTGGATTCTGACCCAGATCGCCTATCTGGTGGACTCAAAAAGAATTTAGAAGAAACTATTGACATCGACGAAGATTTAGATTAAAATATCCAATACAAATACAATTATGAGTAAATATTATGATATTAGTTGATTATAACCAAGTTATGCTTGCGAGCTTATTCGCAGGTATTGGTAATCACACAAACGTCGAACTTGATGAAAATCTTCTCCGACATATGTTCCTAAATTCTATTAGGTTCAATCGCAAAAAGTTTCACAAAGAATACGGAGAGATTGTTCTCTGTTGTGATAACACAAACGTTTGGAGAAAAGATTACTTTCCATATTACAAAGCAAATCGTAAAAAGAATCGAGACGAATCAGAACTTGATTGGAATATGCTATTTGATGTTATCCATGAAATCCGTAGAGAGATTGAAGAGTTCTTTCCATATAAGGTAGTATATGTTGACCGCTGTGAAGCTGATGATATTATCGCAACACTATGTATGGAACATGGCACTGAATTAAATACAGGAGCAGAAAAGATTCTGATTCTTTCAGGAGATAAGGATTTCATTCAATTACAAAGATTCGCAAATGTTGACCAATACAACCCGGTCTTAAAGAAATGGGTAAGACATGCAAATCCTCAGCAATATATAACCGAACATATATTAAAAGGTGACACTGGTGATGGTGTTCCAAATATATTGAGTGAAGATAATTGTTTGGCAGTCGGTAATAGACAAAAGCCAATGACAAAGAAAAGAATTGAAATGTTCACCAATACTCCAGAACAAATGGATGAGGAGACTAAGTTAAGGTATAATCGTAATAAACAAATGATTGACCTGACTATGATACCTGAGGAATATCAAAAGATTATCCTCAATGAATATAATAACCAAGAAGAAGTTGGCAGATCACAACTGTTTAACTACTTCGTAAAGAAAAAGTTGAAAAACTTAATCGGAGACTTACAGGATTTTTAATTATGATTAGAGATGCAGTGTGTGACGTTATTGACGGCACAGTAAAACAAAAAACAGTAAAAGAGAAAGTTGCTTTTTTACAAAAATATCAATCAGTACCATTAAAAGGTGTTCTTCGTTTGATTTATGATGAAGACATTGAATTTATGGTACCTGACTCAAAGCCACCTTATAAAGAAAATAATCTGATTGACCTTGATACTATGTTGTATCGTGAAGCAAGACGTTTAAGAATTTTCTTCAAAGGAGGCGGTTACGACAACCTCAACCAAATGAGAAGAGAAACATTGTTCATTCAACTTCTTGAAGACCTATACCCAGGAGATGCAAAATTGCTATCAGAGAATATGATTTCTCATACTCCAGTAAAAGGCATTACAAGAAAGACAGTTGAAGCAGCATTTCCCGG